TTACGGGGCCGCTGACAAGGTTCCCATCTACATCCCACTTTGCCAGCGTATTAGCCGTACCGGCGGTGCCCGTGACCAGCGTTGTGCCGTCACCTGTAAGCACCGCGCTGTTGAACGAGTCGATGGATGTAATGGTTTCCGTGGCGCTACTGAACAACGTGAAGATGTCCGAGAACGTAGCAAGTTTTACCGTCGCGCTACCGGCGGGATCATCAACCAGCGGAACCCTGTCCGCAAGGGCCGGGGTCGTCGTAGGGTATGTACTGAGTTTAGGCATCACTGCGTCTCCCGCTGCCGCAACAAGAACTCCCTGAGAAGCTGGTTCGTGCTGGTGATTTCACCGCCAAGCCGCTCAAGGTTCCGATTGGTATTGGCGACCGCTTCGGTCAGCACCGCGATCCGGCGGGACTGCTCGGCAAGAACACGGTCAGCGTCTTCGCTACGCTCGCCTTGCGCTTGCTGCCGCCGCTCGATCTGTTCCATGCGCTCGGTGATGTTCGCAGCCCACCACACGGCAGCAACAGATTGCATGAAGATCGCAAAGATCAGGGCAATCGGCACCCGCTTGTCGAGGTGCCAGTGCCGTTGTTCTTCAACTTCGGTCATGGTCGTCTCCTAGAAAACATTACCACCAAGCCACTCATGGCCCGGCACACCCCACTCGGACAGCTTGGCCTGAACATCGGAGGGCCGGAACACGCGAACGCCATCCATCTCAACGTAGGCAATCCCGCCGGTCTGGCCGATCTGCCCGTTATCCTTGATATACTTGACCACCTTCGACCGCGCCCACTGCTCGGCATCAGGCTCGGCTTCAATCCGGTCTTCGTTGAAGAACTCGCCCGACAGGCGCAGCAGCGCGACCATACCAGCCACGTATTGCGGCGGCGTCAGTTCGTTGCCTTCTTCGTCGTAGGTGCCGCGAGCGCGCATCATCCGGCCAGAGCCAGCCCACCAGCACCACTCGACGCCCCTGCGCACCTGCCACTCGGGCGGGTCTTGCGAGATCATCTCGCCGAAGGTGGGGCTTTCCGGGTCTGTGTCGCGAACCTTGACCTCCCGCATCAGGCCGTGCGTTTTGGCCCAAGTTGCGAGCGTGGCTTGGTCGGTTGTATGCAGCACGAGGTCGATCATTGGACAGGTTCCTCCGTCAGCGCCATAGGCGTCTCTTCGCCGTCCTTTACAAGCAGCGTATAACGCACCTTGCCTGCTTCCCACTCGACGGTAACGAAATCACCGTCTGCTTCCTGCGCCGTGGCAATCGCATCGCCCAGCGTGGCAGACGATCCGATCAGGACTTCGTCAATCCAGATGTCATAGGTCATGTGATATCAATGTCATCATCGACAGCTTGCTGCTGCCGAAGATGCTCCTTGTAGCGACGGAACACATCTTTCAGGGCGTTTTCGGAACGCTGCTTGAACTCCGCACGAAGTTCGGCCCCGGTCTTCGGCGTGGTCGTGCCGTCGCCGTTGTCGTTCTCACCCCACGCCCAATTCAGCGCGTCAACAAACTCGCTGATCTTGTCGTCAGGAACAGTCAGGGTGATAGAAAAGTCAGCCATCGTCGTTGTCCTCGTCAGAGAATAGGGTGTCGTCGGTTGGTGCCGCTGCCGCTTCCAGCTTTTCCAGAAGCTGTGCGGCGTCTTTCACAGCGCGAAGGCCAGTGGCCCGAACGCCCGCGTCCAGAAGGCCAGCAAGGGCCTCAAGTTCTTGGTCAGTGAGTGTAATGGTTTTCATGTCGGGTTATCCTGCGCTGATTTTCAGTGTGCCGCTGTCGTTCCAGAGTTGGCCTGCATTTACGGGGTCAGACGTGGGCAGGTTTGACATAATAATGGTGCCATCTAAATATGCGTTATTCCAAGGATTCGAAGACCTACCTAGCATAATCCCAGAAGCAGCTGGATAAAAGCCACCGCCAAAAAACCTTATTGTGGCGTTGCCTTGAATTAAATCGACTAAGGTTGATCCTGAGATAGACGGGTTCGCGCTCTTAATTTGAACATCCCGCGCCGTCCCAGTCCCAGCAGCCTCAGTCCCAATTTCCAGAACATTACTGTTCCACTTCATGAACCCACGTTCGTAGTTCGATGCGTCGGTGTAGGTGTTGTAGACGCGGAAGGTTTGGGCGCTGGTGCCGTTGCGCTGGGCTAGAATGCCAGCGCCTTCTACCGACAATGTAACGGGACCGCTAAGCGAAAAAACTCCGTTAGTTCCTGAGCGCGAAAAAGACGCCACAGTAACATTCGTTGCTGTAACAGATGGCTCATCTCCAACAATAAACCCAGACCAGTAAGTGGAATCATCTCCAACTTTAACAATTCTTGTTGTGTAGGCGTAGCCAGACTTATCAACATAAAATCTATCTGCCCCACCAACCTGCAACTCCAACAAACGGCTTGCAGCATCAGAAGCCGTGTCCGTCACGTCCATCTTGATTGCGGTGAACGCAGTGCCGGCATCATTCCATGTGTCGGCCATGTCGTAGATGTTTGCCATTTCTAGGCCCTCACTTCGATGTAGTTGCCGGAACGGTCAAGGATATAGCCCCCGCTCCTGTCTTGGATTGCCCCAGCGGGAACAGCAGAAATTGCGTCTGTTTCCAGACTCCAGATAGAGACGTGGACGCCGATCAGCATCAGTAGAGTGCCCGGATACCCGTTGCGGTTGTCCCGGTAGCGTAGACCCGGGTTACTTGGATAGGAAAGATGCCCACGGGCACAGCCGTGAACGTGATGTTGGTTCCATTCTCGGCCATATCGACCGTTACGTCCCCGGTAGCCCCGATGTACAGCGCCCGCGTAGGGTTAAGCGCGCCATCGTCTGCCGGAGTGACGGCCACGGCGCTATGCACCGGGGCCGTGGCGTCCGCCGTTTTGTAGTAAGGCATCAGTGCCTCCTATCAGACAACGCCGTAGAGCGTGATTTCAATCTTGCCAGCGTCGTAGGTACCCGCCGTAGCGGTGCCACACACGAGGTAGAGATACTCGTCGGCAGCGGGGAACGCGGTCAGGATATCGACACTGCCCAGCGTCAGGTCGCCCGAGTCAACCAGCTTCGTCTCGGTCAGCGCAGTGATGGCGGTGTCCTCGACACCGGTAGCTTCGACAGCCGAGTACAGGTCGATGTCCGGGTCACCGGTCGTAGGGGCTTCATGGCAGACCAGCGAACCAGCGATGATGGTGCCGTTGACCGCAGCCTTGATCTGACAGAGATACGCCGCGCCAGCACCGTCCGTCCCGATGATGTCGTTGGCACTACCGCCGCAGTTCAGGCCGGTAATGTCGATGATGATCTTCGTGGTGACGATGTTCCCGTTGCGGGTAACCGACGCGCCGTACACGGTGCCGGTACCACCGGAAATGCCAGCACCCGGCGTCATGTTCGCGGGATACGAACCAGTGCCGGTCTCGCTGACAACGGTGACCGCGCCAGTCGTTGCGTCCTTGGTGATGGTCTGGAAACCATTTTCGGACCGAAGCGGCCCAGAGTAAGTCGTCGTGCCCATGATTAAACTCCTGTCTTGGGCCAAGTCAGCGGACTATCCGCTGTCAGGGATACCGGGATAATAGCCCACCACAAAACAAAAAGGAAGGGGCAGCCTACGCGTAAGTGAACCTCCACCCCTTTAGCCGTCCCTTCGCTATAGGTGCGCCAGACTGCAGGGCACGATGCACTGTAGGGGGAGTAAGTTGAAGTGCGCTACGAAGTTCCGTGATAGTCGCATAGCGGGTCTCCTGTCCATCAGGGGTGATGGCTAACACCGCACGGCCCATCTTTGTCTTTGACTCAGGGGAATGTTTTTTACCCAACCAATTCTTGTTACCCTTGTTAGCCTCTGACAGTTTCCGGCGGTGCTCGTCCGACCGCACATGACCCTTGGCGTTCTGGTTACCCTTCAGTGCTGCTGACATCTTGGCGCGGGTCTCTTCAGACGGGATGAATTTACCCCCACGCCCCTCCGCTACGGCTTTCTGTACCTTGGCACTAATTTTGGCTCTCGTCTCATCGGAGTGGGGGACGCCGGTCCGGGGATGCACATACGTCTCGTCATGCATGTTGCAACAGAGGGGATGGGATAGGAGCGGTACAAGCATCCTACGCTCCACAGCGCGGAGGTCCGCCTGCGCCGGGCGTACCAATATCTCAAACCGAAACACGTCCTCCCCATGTTTATTCCAAGAAGCCTGTAGTCCAATATTCTTGTGCGCACCCTTACGCAGGTGCCTACGGTGCGCCTCAAACCTACGGTATACATCTTCACTGCTACCAACATAGAACCGCCCACTCACAACATTCCGAATACGGTAAATGCCGCATATGACCTCGGCCATGGAGTCCTCCTTTATAGCTACGATAACGATATAGCTGATATTAGGACTGTCCGCAAGAGGCAAAGAAAAACCCCCGCCGAAGCGGGGGTCTAACCGGGAAAACCCTTATTTTACAGGGCCTTACGCGCCGGGCGAACCGTAGATCGCCAGCGGGTCGCTTACGCCAAAGGAGTAACGTTCGCGCGCCTTGTAGCGAACGTTCCCTGTATCGAAGTCACCGTCCATTGAAGTAGCCATGGCGGTCCGCACGAAGTGCTTCATGCCATTCGGAACGTCGGTCATCAGGAACCAAGCGTCCGTATCGGTCAGGTAGTGGTTGACGCGATACCCTTCGGGGATGGAGCCGTTCGACCGCAGGGCGTTGATGTCGTTGTCGGAAGTACCGACCCGCATTTCCGTCTGCAGCAGACGGGTAGCGACGAACATCAGCGACGGCGGAACGATCAGCTTGCGAGGACGGGCAGCAATCAGCAGCCCACGCTCATCGACGTAGCCAGCGATGTCGATGACGGCTTGCTCAAGCGAAGTTTCGTTGAGGTCCGCATCGGTCGAAGGCTTGTTGGCGTTCGTGGTACCCGCAACAGTCGGGTGCGAAGCGCTGAAGAGGTAGACACCATCACCCGAGGTGAAGGTATCGAACCCGGTGTTCAGCAGCGACGCCGCCTTGACCTGCTTGGTATAGGCCATGGCGCGAGCCAGTGCCTTGGTGTACCGAGCCGAGAGCGAGTCGTACAGGTTATCTTCCATCGCCTCTTCGGTGATGGAGAAGCCCATGGCGACCGTCTCGTGGTTGTAGCGAGCCGTGAACGCTTCCTGCGCGTTGTCGTAGGAGATCGCCGAGCCTTCAGCTTTCACCGGTGCAGCACCGAAGCCGGACAGCTTGACTTCTTCTTCGAACGAACGCTCGGAGTTTTCGGTCTCGTAGATTTCCGCATGCTCGTTTTCGTACTTGCCGTACTCCATGCCGAACAGTGCGTTGAGACCGGGGAGAAGCTCTTTAAGAGCCTGTGCGCGAGAAATTGCCATCGTTCAGCCCTCCTTACAGGCCAACAGCGTTGGTCAGGCTGTGGTAGCCCGGGTTGAACTTGACCAGAACGTCAGGATAGGCGTCGCTGATCGGCGAGACCGCAGCCACGATACGGAACGCAGCAGTGGTCGTCACGGTGGTGGCATCCAGCGCAGAAGTCGAAACACCCGTGGTCGTCGAGCCAGTCGAAGTGGACTGAGCCGCAGCGAAGAAGGTGTTCGCGCCGATATCCGACTGGTCCGCAGCGCCGTCAAGCTGGGCTTGGAACAGCACGTTGGGGTCGTCCACGACATAGGCTTTGATCTGCGTCCCGGTCGGAGCAGCATAGCCGCTCGGGTAGTACTGGGAGTGGATCAGTTGGCCTTGGGCGTTGACATATTCGCAGCCCATGAACACACCGAGCGAGCCGGTGAGCGTCGTGCCAGCCGGGAGAGCGTTGGTCGTACCGTCCGCACCAGTCGCGGTGCTGAGAGCGATGTAACCATCCGCGCCGATATGAACGACTTGACCGGTGAAAATGTTGGTAGCTTCACCAGCCGGGTCGATCAGATACTGGGACGTTGCCCCAGCGTAGGGAAGCCCATCGGCCCGCTTCACGGGCTTAAGGCCGTAGGGAGAGGCAGTCGTAGCCATTTTTCAGACTCCAGCTAAGGGCGTCAGCCCTTACCAAAAGATGTCCGCGTAGACCGTTCCGGTTTCAGAACCGGCATGCGCGGGTCGGACTCGCGCAGGTAATTGTTATCGACGGCCTCAAGCTGGTTATGTGCAAGCTCAAGCTGACCCTCGACACGATCCTGCGCTACTTCAACGGGAATCTTGCAAAGAAGAAGCCCGCCGACCTCGATGTTGCCCTTGAAGCGGGAATCAACATCGGACATGACATGAAGCTCTGGAAAATCACTGGCCTTGACCGGCACATAGCCTTCACGGAACCGACTGGATACGTTGGGAGTGTCTGCGTTCCCAAGCGTTGCGGTGCGAATCCAACGGAATTTGTATCCGTCCTGCGGACTCGGAGTCGGTAGCGTGGAAGGACGACGCCAGCCTTTCTTGCGCCCCGTTGCTTCGCGGGTGGTGCTAGTGCGAGGGGTGCGATCAACCATTGTTCATTTCCTTCAGCTTCTGCGCCGCATAATCCTTAAGGGGAACTCCAAGGCGCTTGGCGAGTGCCACCTCGGAGGAAGAGAGAACGACTTTCGGCGCGGGCTTTCCACTACTGCGTGTAGCGGGGGCGACCACGTTGCCCGTCCTCCGACCCCGACCTCTCTCTTCACTGCCGGAATCTTCGAACTTGTTAGGAAACGCTTGCTTCATTGCAGCGTCAATTTTCTTATAGTATTCTTCGCTCTTCGGGTCAACACCCGAGAGAACCAAGTCTTCATGCACACCCATGGCAAAACCAGTCATGGCACGGTCTTGCATGAACCAAGGATTACGCTCGGCCCATTTCTGCGCACGCTCGTCAGGCTTGGGGATATTTGGCTGCTGCGGCTGCTGCGGCTGCATCTGCTGTGGCTGCTCGACATACCGCTTCTGCGGAGTGTAGCCTTCGATGCGAGCCGCTTCGATCTGGAGCTTGGCCAGCTTGTCCTGCGCTTCGATGAGCGCATCGGCGTCCCCGGCCTCGTAGGCGTTCTTGTAATCCAGTTTGGCCTGCGCAAGTTGCGCTGACACGCGCTCCTTGGCCTGCGTAACCAGCATGCCTTCGCCATCGTCCAGATTCTTCTTGAGGCGTTGGTTTTCCTCGTGAAGCTTTTGGGCGTACTTGATGGCTTCTTCCCGCAGCCGGGCGGCTTCTTCCTTCTGACGGCGTTCCTCGTGGAACTCGTAGCGGAGCTTGTTGATCCGCTTCTTTACCGACTCGGAATAGTCCTTGAGGTCCTCGTCATCCTCCGGGATGTCCGGTTCCTCGTCTTCCGCACGGCGCGGACGCCCGCGATCTTCCTCAGGAGTATCGTCTTCGACTTCGATTTCGAAATCTTCACCCTCAACGGAGATGTCGTCGTCCTTGAGGTCTTCGGTCTTGCCCTGTTCTTCGCTCATGCCCGGCTATACCCGCGAGGGTCCTCCACTACTGCTTCGACAGTGTCATCGTTGATGAGGCGGAACTCCTTGCCCATGACCTTGAACCGCGTACCGGAGTAGGCGCGGAAGATCACGAACTCGCCCGGTTTACACCAAGGGCCAGTCGGAAACTTCGTCTCATCTGCGTAGGCTTCAGGCCCAGCATCCAGCACGTAGCCGATGATGGACGCCGTGGACTCCATGCTTTTCAGTTCATCCGGCAGGTAGACCCCGCCTTCCGTTTTTTCACTGACTTCAGGGAGTGCGATAAGCAGGCGGTAGCCTGCGGGTTTGGGAAGCTTCGCCCGAACTTCGGGGTCAGCAATAGCGTCTGCTGAGTACATATCTACCTCATGCAGTGACTTGAGGGGTCACAGTTCCCTTGCGCGGACCACCCGCGAAACCAATCACTCTTCGATAAACCGTTTCTCAAGCTCCTTGAGTTCATCTTCGATGTAAACCAAGGCACGGAGCATGCCTGTCATATGTGTATACTCGTCATAGGACTTCGCGCCACCAGATGACAAGTGGTTAAGCACGTCTTCCTTGCGCTCGTTAATGGCGCGCGTCATTAGCGCGAATACAGTATCCTCCATCAGTCCTTGCCATCCTCACCGACGTTGTTGTCACGGTCGTTCTCGTCTTGGAGTTCCTCGCCGCGAAGATACAGGTCTTCCGCGATGCGAATCCCAAGCTCGGCACCCTTGATGCGTTCCTCGCGAGCACCCTTGTCCAGAGCTTCCGCGATGCGGGCACCGACCCGCGCACCTTCACGCTGGTTCTCGGAAGACAGGCGCTCCCGCTCAAGCTCGACCTTCGCGTCGTGCTTCAGCTTGTCAAGCTCCAGCTTCGCACGGTCCATCTGGATGGTGTGCTCGGTCTGCATCCGCTTGATTTCAAGCTCGGCCTTCTGAATCTGCGTAAGCGGGTCCTGTTCCTGCTGCTGCGCCTGCTGCTGGGCTGCCTCGGCTTGGTTCTGCTGAAGAAGTTTTCCTGCGGCCTGTGCCACGGCAGCGGAAAGCTGCACTTCCACGTCTTCCGGCAGCGGCTCGTCTTCCGGCGGCAGGGCAACCCCAAGCTGTTCCTCCATCTTCCGGCGGTAGGCCATGGCGACATGCTCAGTGACATGCGCCGCCATCGCGGACTGGATGGCCGCAGCGAAGGGCGACTGCCCGACGATCTGCTGAATCTTGGGGTCTTGTGCGGCTGCCATGTGGGCAGCGATGTGCGCCTCGTGATCCTGATACAGGAAGGCTTTCACCGGCTCCTGCTTCAGGATGGCCATGTTCTCGGCCACGGGGTCCTTGGGCTTCAGGTCTTCCGGCAGTTTGACGATGTCGTCAGCGTCTTGGATGCCTAGAACCTCCAGCATCTGACGATGTAGTTTACCCATATCATAAAGTTGCGGAGCCTGCTGCGAAAGCTGAAGCGCGGCCTGATACTGCATGATCCGCTGCGCCATTGTTGCAGCGTTAGGGTCAGACACAGGTATGACATCCACACGTCCATCGAAGTCCTCCTTGCGGTTGAAGTCCCCGTCAACCTCGTAGAGGTACGTCTCGTCCATGTACTCGTGGACGATGCGCGCGAGCAGCCGAAGCTCAAGTTTCAACGCCGCATGCAGGCGGGCCTGCACACCCGACATCACCTTCAGGGACCGCTCAAGCAGCGCCAGCGTCGTACCGACCGGCGCTTGGGGACTCACGTCTCCGATCTGGATGTCCGCGACGGAGCCGATGCGCCGCCCTTCTTCCACGAGATTCCCCAGAAGCTGGTACAGGACCCCGGACGGCTCCTTGTACGGGATGGGGAACAGCGCCTCGCGCAGGGTCCCCGAAGTCACGTCCGCGTCCCGCCACTCCCCCGGCATGATCGGCGTATTGTCACCTTTCACGCGTACGGAGCGGTCCTTGAGGCCCCCCGGCAGGTTAGACAGGGTGCCCGCGTCGATCAACTGGCGCAGGATGGAGGTCGCAGACCGGGCGATGCTGCCGATGAGATGCGTAAGGCCGGTGCCATAGAACCCCATACCCGGCAGGTAGGGGTAGTGCACGAAGTGCATCCGCTTCTTGTAGGTCTCGTCGTCCTCGTCCCAGTTGCGGCGGACGGCCAGCACGATGCGGGACGCCTTGTCCACGGTTACCACGTAAGGCCGCGCGATCCCGTCCGGGTCCCCGAACGGTTCCGGCAGGTCGAGGTCCACGTGCATCTCAAGGAGCATATGGCGGTCATCGTCCTCGTAGCCCGCCTCTACCCCGGACATTTCGATGTACTTCTCTTCGATGTCCGTAACTTCTTTCGTAGGTTCCGGCAGGTCAACGTCCCGGTAGAACCCCGAGACCTGCATCTTGCGCACCTCGTTGACGGTGCGGCGCATCACATGCGTGTAGCGCGGGCAGGTTCTGAGGTTGGACGCCCCGTAGGATACCACGAAGTCTTCCGCAGGGACGAACACCGAACACGGGACATTATTGATGGGGTCGAAATAGACCTTCTTGAAGGCCGACCCGGCGAGCGGCAGCTTGAACAGAAGCTGTTCCATTTCTTCCCGGTAGTCCGGCATCTCCTCGGTGATGAGGTAGTTCAGTTCCGTCTGGACGCGCTGCGACTGCTTCAGGATGTCCGGCGTCATTTTCCCGACGATCTTGGACCGCACCGGTCCGCTGGCGGGCATCAGTTCGCCCATGGCCTGCGCTTGGAACCGCACAACCGCCTCGGTCAGCATGGGGTGGAACACGCCTGACGCCCCGGCCCACGGCTCCTGCCGTTCCTCGATTTTCATCCCCAGCAGGTCCAGACCCTTGATATAGGTCTCGGCCCACTCCTTCCGCGAGTTCCTGTCCGACAGGAACTGTTCGACGAGTTCCGACCCCAGCTTTTCGAGGTCGTCATCCCGCATCAACTCCGCGAGGTTCTCGTCATGCCCGCCTACGTCCGTATCGGCGTAGTTTTCCCCGTAAGTAATGATGACGTTCCCCTCGTCATCCATCTCCATGGGTTCCTCGACATCGGGAAGGATGTCGATCTCCACGTCCATGGGTTCCCCTTCCGGGCCTACTTCCACGGGACTCTTGGTCAGCGGTTTGACGATTGCCATTGTCAGTCCTTTACCTAGTAGTACGCCGCCACCCGGCGTTCAGGTATATAGTCATCATAGTCGTCCGTAGGCAGGCGGATGAACCCACCGGCCCGAAATCTCATTAACGCCATAGTACATGAGTCCACAAGGTCGTCGTGAGAGGCAAACGGAAAGCCCGCAATCTCCTCCACCACGTCCTCTGCCCAACGCGTCTCGGGTACCCATACCATACCAGAAGCTATAATGTCAGCAACACTGTTAAGTCTTGCTATCTTGTCGCCCGTTCCACGGTGCGGTGTGTACTCGGTCACCGGCAGCCCCGACCGGCGCATCTCCTGATATATGGCCGTCCCGGCGGACTTCTTTTCCACGATGAACGCGTCTGGTTCCCAGTGCTCGTACTCTTCCAAGCACAGGGCCTTCAGTTCAGGGAACTCCAGACGCCGTTTTATGGAGTTCAGGAGGATCAGGTGCCGCTGGTTCTCTTCCTCGTTGAGGAAAACACCCCAAGTGGTAAGCGCCGTGTAGTCTGCACGGTTGTGCTTTTCCGCCGCAGCGTCCAGAGACATAATTACGTATTCCACGGGGGGTGGAGTGGCTTCAAGCCACTTCCGCCACCACTCCCGCTTGACGATAGCAGCCTCTTCAGCGGTCGGTTTCTGTTGATATTGCGCGTTCCACTGGAACACAGGCATGGACGCCTTGGTCCTATACAGCGCGGGAAGGTCAAAAAACTCCGGCCATAGCGGTTTTTCCGTGATTTTTGTCGTAGTTTCTCCGTTTTCGTTGGTTTCTTCGCTGGAAATCTCCAAAATCGCCGGAAATTCCACCACTTCATACTGGTCAGAATCGGCGTTTTGCACCATGTCGCGCACAACACGTCCAGTCAGGTCGTCCATGTGCCATCTTGTCTGTACAATTGCCACACGGCCCCCCGGCATCAGGCGGGTCCGGGCACCGAAGGTGAACCACTGGTAGGCTTTCTCAAAAACCTCGAAATTTCCGTTAATTACGTCCTGTTCTGAATGCGGATCGTCCACCAGAAGCAGGTCTGCACCGCGCCCGGCGATGGAGCTACCAATACCAGCCGCAAAATACTCCCCTCCATAGTTTGTATTCCAACGTCCAGCCGATTTACTGTCCGCTGCAAGGCTAACTCCGGGGAATATCTCCTTGTAAGCCTCAGTCGCGATGATATTCCGCACCTTTCTACCGAAATCTACAGCCAGATCGGTCGTATGCGACACCATCATGACCTTCTTGGAGGGGTTCCGCCCGATAAACCACGCCGGATAGAATATAGAAACAAGTTGCGACTTACCATGCCGAGGCGGGATGTTCACGCACACCCTATCCTTGACCCCAGCCTCGATGTCCATAAGCATTTTTGCCAGAATTTTATGGTGCCTACCGACCTTGTAATCGGGGTCCATGTGCTTACAGAACGCGATCAGGTCGTCATGAACAGCCTGCACCCGCTGGCGCTCGGCAAGCTCTTCCGCGATCCGCAGTGTCTCTTCAAGCTCTGCCTCGGTCAACTGATCGACATTCGCAAGGAGCGTGTCGATCTCCTCTTGGGTGAGGGTGAGCGTAGGAGCGGAGGCGGAGGCGGAGGTAGAGTTATCCATTTTCGAAGTAATCCACTACTTCGGTACCATCAGTCGGTGTAACATCTTTAAGTGCTTGGAGCTTCTGGCGGAGCTTTTCTCTAAGCTCGTCGTTAGACTGGTGCGTGACCGTGACCTCGCGCTTCTCCGTGAACAGCCCGACATCGGAAATCTTTCCCAGAAGTTCCAACGCGCGTATCCGCACGCGGGGGTCCGGGTTGTCCACCTCTTCGATCAGCTTGTTGGTCACCATGTTCCTGATCTGCACGCTGTCGCGCACGACTTGGTGACTGTATTCATCGAGAATCTTCTTGGTGATAAGAAGTGAAGCAGGTGTCAGGCTCGCCACCCTCGGTACGGTCACCGCCCGGTCAACCTGTTCGGCGTCGGCTGCGTAACTCCGCACCAACGCACCGGCCACCTCTACATCATCCTCGCCAAGGTCCAAGTCCAACCCATGGTCCACCAGCAGGCTCGCCGTGTTTGCACCTGCATCGACGGTTTCCTTGAAGTTCGCAGGCTTCGCACCGGGGGTCTCTGCACCGGGCGGATCGACAGCCAGATTTGCTGTCGGTTGCTCTTCGGTAGGCATTATTTCCTCCGTGTTGTCAGCCCCACTATAAATATACCCCCCTTTCCTAGCAAGAGGGGGTGGGGGTAAAGCCAGAACACCGCCGAAACCCCCGGGGGTGTGCATCAAACTTTTTCTTGCTGCACACAGCGCTCTCGCTCCGTCCCGGTCCCCGGGACGCGCCTCTCTCGCTCCGCTCGTCGCCCAGACACGCGACGCTTCGGAACGAAGTCGAGGACAAAATAGGAACATCGGGATACAAAACGACCTCAAGCCCGCCCCAAAGGAGCACAAAACGAGAACAAAACTGATTTGCTTGCGCGGAATAGTATTATAGAAGAAGCTCGCACGCCCGCGCGTCCAGCCCCCCTGCCCCCCGGTGGGGGCCACGATACGAGCGCCGTAGTTAGCCAATTGGCTAGCGCGGCATGCGCTAATCACACAAGCCTAGTCAATCCTGCTATAACTAACACATCGGCAAGGCAATGGTGCTGCGCCGAAACAACGGAGAGACTGACATGACGAAGAACAACACCACCGCCCCCGCCCAAATCGACATCGCCGCCATCGTCGCCGCCGGGCGCGAGGAATTGAACCTGCGCGGCAAGCATGCCGACGCGGCGCAGAACCTCGTGGCCACGCTGCGCGGGCAGGGCATCGACTATGACGCCACGTTCGCGCCGAAGGCCGGAACGAACGACACCCGCGTGTATGATGCGTTGATGTCGGCGGCGCTGCAGATCATTCGGATCGACGGCAAGTATCTGTCGCCGAAGGTGGTCAAGGCTTGCGAGGATGACAGCGTGGCGGGCAAGGCCCTGCTGATCGGCAGCGATACCGAAACCGGGCGGACGAAGAAATATCTTCGGATGCAGGCCGGGCGCTGGATTTCGCGCCACGTCCGCCCGATGCTCAAGCCGAAGGGCAAGGCCGATCCGGCCAAGTCAACGTGGTTGGCGAAGATGCGCCGCGACATCGAAGCCGCGTACAAGCGGCTTGGCGGCGACGACATCCCGGCCACCGTCGAAGTCGAAGAGGCGAAGGAAGCGCTTCGCCGGGCGGCGACGGCCATCGGCTTCACGATCCAAGTGATCGACAAGTGACACTTAGGGCGACGCGAAAGCGTCGCCCTTTTTTTGTGCCCGCTCCCACGCCGGGGCGGGCTGATGCC